AGTAATTTACGAAAAACAAACTCCTAGCGTACAAAAAGGTGATTTTTTACCTTATGGTGGTCTAAGACCATTCCCAATGAATAAAGAGTTTTATCAAAGATTAACTGGAACTACAAATTCATATAAAGGAGAATACGGTAAATATTATCAAGGTGTATCAGGTCAAGATTTATTTGATTTCCAATATAGCCCAACAAACCAATTTGGGGTTGACCAAGCATGTTATAGAGTCGCATTAATATCAAAAGTAAATGCAACATCAACAGTAACTGGAGGTACCGTAAATAAAGTAATAGATTTATTACAAGATTATTATGGTACAATTAAATTAATAGATACTGTCGATTTTACTGCAACATTAATGAATATTGTTTCAGGTGCAATTGATATTAAAGCAAACTTAGGTAGCGAAGAGATTACAGAACAAACAAAGTTTTTAATCTTTCTTCAAAGAATACTAGGTCTTTGTTTTGATTCAAGAAGAGAAATAGATGTTAGTGGGATTTCAAAAATTGCAGAGTTAGATGGTGTTGATGAAACATTTTTTGAAACAACAGAAGTCGATTTAAGAAATATTGATATAAGAATAAATAATATCCAAAATGGTATTATAGAACTTGTTGATTGCGATAATGTACAAGTACCTGTTGATTATGAAACAATAATTGACGAATTAATTGGGTTTAGAGATAAAGAAGATTTGTCAACCGAAGAACAAGTTCAAAATATTATTGATATTACTAACACATTAATTGAAAATCCTGATTGGAAAGTTTTTTTACCAACAAATTTTGATGGTCAAATTTTAAATCAAGAATTTATTAACCAAATCCCATTGGCAGTTGCTGGTTCAATTTTAAGTCCAAAAGTTTTATTTCCAATTTTTGTTTTATTACAAGTACTTGAAAGTCAAGGTACAAATGTTTATAACCAAGCGGTTACATCTGCAAACACATATACTCAAAGTGCAAACACAATTAATGGTAGTGTTAACAACATCATTAATAATCAAGTTGATTTTGCCAAAACATTCAAAACTTTTAATATTCAAGTCACATCAAGAGTTGGTTCAATTTTTATAGAACAACTTTTTCAAATATTAAAAAAAGATTTAATCAATCTTTTAAAGCCTGTTATTACAGATATTGCAAAAGGAAGATTAGAAAAAAAATATTTAACAGTTCAAAGATTAGTTAATATTGCATTAATTCTTCAACAAGTTGCAAGGGGGGTTGATGATTATCGAAAATGTAAATCTTTAGTTGACGAGATTTTAAAAATACTAAATTTATTAAGTAGTTTAGCGCCTCCAGGTTCAAAAATACCAAACATATTATTACTATTAACAGAATTTTTACCAGGAACATCACCTGAAAGGTCAACTATTAATACAATAGAAGAACTACAAAAACTCGGAATACCAACAGGTACGTTGCCTGATGGTTCACCAAATCTAATGTTATTGTTTAATTTATCGGCAAACAAGGGAGCGGATAAGGAACAGGCCGAGAATGGAACTACTGACTCATTTGCGTTAAGTGCTGACGGAGTACCAGTCAGATTATGGATAAAACCAAAATAATATGAAAAAAGAAGAATTTGAAAATATTGTAAATTTACAAAATAATTTGAAAGAACAACCTAATTCAAAATTAATTGAGGCAATGGATATTCTAACCACTGATTTTGATTTAACCAAAGAAAACATTATTAATTTAACGATGTATTTGGATAAACTTGAAGAACTATATAACAATACTCTTAAAGAATTTCAATCTAGAAAATAATGGATGATAGTACAATATTTTTCCAAGTACAAGTAATTAGTAATCAAGACCCAATGATGTTGGGTAGGATTAGAGCAAAACTTTTGGTTGATAACTATGCCGACATAGTTAAATCAATTACTGACCCACCTTGGAATGAAGAAAAAGATGTTTGGACAACACGAGACCCTTTTGTCTTTAGTCCCCTTATGCCATATTTTATGTATCAAGTGCCAAAAAAGGATGAAATGGCTCAAGTACTTTATGTGAATAAAGATTTTAAATACCAAAACCAATATTACGTTCAAAATACATTTTCAAGCCCAACAACAACGGGTTACGAATATTATCAAGGAGGTAATAAATTTACAGGTACAGGTACACAATTAAAAAATCCAAAACCTTTAAAAAACCAAGATGGTACTTATACCGATAAAGCGGTTCATAAAGGAGTATTTCCCGAGCCAGGTGACAATGCTATTTTAGGTAGGGGAAGTGCGGATGTTGTCGTAAAACAAGATACAATATTAGTTAGAGCTGGTAAATTTAAAGGTGCGGAATTAATACCAAATGTTCCACCTGTTGCAAATCAACAACGAGGATTTTTACAACTTTCAAGATTTAACCAATCAAAAATACCATTACCAGATAAAATTGTAGAAGAAGCGATTGAAACCGTGGTTCAGGTTAAATATTTAATTGAATGGGTCATTACAAACCCTGAAAATACTCAAGATAATTTTACGGGTTCTGTTTATCTTTATCAATTAAAACCTGACTTGTCTACAAACTCAGTGAATTTAACAGTTGGTACTGAAGTTAAAGAAAGTTTAAAGTTATTAGTCGCATCAGAAACTTTTAGTTTATTAACAAAAACTAAATTAATTAATTTTATTAATAATTTTATTAAGACTTGTAATAAAGAAACAAAAACAAAATCAGGAATACAATTGTTTTCAAGTGAACAAAATAAGTTCCCAATATTTTACAGACCAAATGCATTAACTTATTCTTATTTAACACCTGCAAGTCCACCAAATTTTCAATATAATCAAAATTATTCATCGTATGGTGAAAAATTTTGTTTTGGGGGTATTTGTAATATTAGTCTTAAGGTTATTGACACTGCGACAGGTCAAATAGTTGCTACAAGTAGTGATGATGGTCCTGAAATTGATGCAACAAAAACATATCAATCCGCAATAAATCAAATCACTAATAAGTTACTTGGACTTAAAATTGAGGACGTAATATTACCTGAATATACACAATTATCAGGTACAATAATATTTCCTCCAACTTCAATAACAAATCAAGAATCGATTGATGCTTCTAATAATATTCGGGACATTTTTAATCAAATTAAATTATACCGAGCCCTTAAACAAGGTGGTTATGGTTTAATTTATGCAAAAAATAAAGTTGGTAAACCAATGAACATCAAAAGAACTACTGTACCACAGGAGGCATACAAGTCAATTCAAACAACATATGGTGCGGTTGCATCTGATACACTATACTTGTTATCTCATACATCAGCAATTCCTGGTAAAGGTAAAATTAATTTTGACGATACATTATATGGAATTTCATTAGACCAATTTATTGATGAAATATTGCCAAAAACATCAAGTTTGGTTAGAGGTGAAGAACTTTTGGAGTTACTTAATTTGATTGTTAGGTTCTTAATTACCCATACTCACGCATACCCTGGTTTACCTCCAGTCCCTGTAACTCAAGACGGTGCAACTGTCACAGATATATTAACGGAAATGCAAAACGCCTACACAAAAATTCTTAATGAAAATATTCGACTTAACTAATATTTATATTAAAATAGTTAATGTCAATTTTAAGGTCGTATATAGATAAGAACAATACCATTATTTCAAATTCATATGTCAATACGGGTAGAAACCCTGTTGTTGAATTGAATTTTGGCGCATCGGATTACATAATTCCAAATTATGGTTACACTCGTTTCCTATTTGATTTGGATTTAAATTTATTAAGACAAGACATTGCATCGGGTGTAATTTCTACAGGATGTACCACAGGTATGACCCACGTCTTACAAATGACAAATACCTCATCATTTGATAATGAATTGTTAAATACGTTCATGTCAAACGAAAGAAGAAGAGCAACATCATTCGATTTAATTTTATTTAGAATTCCAAAAACATCAGGTTCAACAGGAAACCCACAACCTTGGGATGAAGGTGTTGGTTATGATTATAATGATTTTAACTTAACAAAGAATAGTGCCAACGGTGGTTCAACACCTCTTACGTATGTTGATAGTCGTGCGTATTCGACTAGACCATCGAATTGGTATCAAACTACCACTATTAACAATTGGTCTCAACCAGGGGTCTATAATAACAAGAATGAAGGTACCGTAAATTTCTCAGGTTTAACGATTGTTGCAAGACAACATTTTGAACTTGGTAATGAAGATTTATTGATGGACATGTCCAATGAAATTAATGGTATATTAAACGGTACAATAACTGGTGTTACTGGTTGGGGAGTTGCGTACTTACCACAAATTGAAAACATAACAGGTTTAACCGACAGTTATAGTGTGGCATTCTTTTCAAGACATACTCAAACATTTTATCAACCATTCCTTCAAACAACATACGACGACTTAATTAAAGACGACCGTAATATATTTTTAAAGAACCAAACAAATAGATTATATTTATATGTCTATCAAAATGGTGATTTTGCTAATTTAGATTCTGACCCTGTTGTTAGAATTGAAGACCGAAATGGTGACGCAGTACCTGGTATGGCAACATTATCTACTTGTTTAAGAACAAGAGGGGTTTATGAAGTAATTGTACCAAATGGATTTACAGGGGCAACCCCTTGTATGTTTTATGATGTATGGTCTGGATTGACAATCAATAATCAGGCATTGCCGAATGTGACAAACCAATTTGTATTACAAGAATATAGTGCAGGAATTCAAATCGGTTCAACATCTAACGAACCAAGTTTATTTGGTTTTGAATTCTATGGTATTCTACAAAACGAACAAATACTTAATACTGATATTAGAAAGGTTGGGGTTACAATTAAACGAGCGTATACATCTCAAGCACCATTAGAGGATGTATCGGCGTTCTATAGAATTTATGTTAGAGAAGGAACTACTGAGGTATTGGTTCAGGATTGGACTCCAGTGAATAGAACACCAAACGAGTACTATTTCATGTTTGACACAAGAGATAAAATACCTAACGACTATTATGTTGATATTCAAGTGAATACTTCAGGTAATAAAGATACTTATAAAAAAGAATTAGCATTTAGTATTGTTAATTACAAGACAAATAACACATCATTCAGATAATAATATGAAAACAATTAAATTAACAGAATCAGATTTAAACAGAATCGTTAAAAAAGTTATTAACGAAGATACAACTAACCCAAATTATACAAATCTTGCCAATATGTTGGAAAAAGCTATGAAAGGTGGGGGTACAGATTTAGAAACCATCAAAATTGTTTTTGACCAAATTAAAAATAAAGAAGATTATTTGAATTTAAAAAAATCTTTTGGTATGAGAGGAGGACAAGATTTAGAAACTTGGATTGGTCAAGATATTTGGTCTGGTCGTGATTGGGATACATATGTTAAACCATTTTATGAAAAAATTGGAGTTAAAATTTCACCTGTAAATTCAGAATTACAAAAAGTTGCAGATAAAGTTAGTAATATGTTTAATGAATCTGATTTAAACAGAATCGTTAAAAAAGTTCTTACAGAACAAGATGAGACTAACTATATGTTCTTTTCAAATTTAAACCAAATGAAAAGACAACTTGAAATGATGATGGAAATGGACCCATCCACAGTTGACCAAATACTACAAAATGGTCATGATTGGGCCGATGACCATATATCTGAAGCTAAGACAAATATTGACCAAGTATTTGATTTTTTAAAAAATGAAATGGATAAGGAATCACAATATGTGGATTTTGAAGAAATGAATGAAGGTAGAAAAAAAACAGGGACTCCTCTTTGTGCAAGAGGTAAATCTGCTGCCAAATCAAAATATAAGGTTTATCCATCTGCATACGCTAACGGATATGCGGTTCAAGTATGTAAGGGTAAAATCAAAGGATTAGACGGTAAAAAACAGTGCTCTGGAGCATATTGTTAATTTTTTATGTCAGTTGTTTTTTTATTCAAAGTTTTTACTTACTTTTGTAATCAAATAAAAAAACACATATGAACCTTTCACCCCACAAATTAAAACGCTCAATCCAAAAATGGTACATTTCTTTAGTTAGACTATCGACACCACCGATGCAAAAATCGGAATATGAAAGAGATTGTATTTCTATCTGTAAAAAACTTATTGGTAAAGAGGAAACTGTTTTACTATTAACACCGATTTCTAATAAACGTTACATTAGAAATGAAGAACATCAAATATTTGTTATTTTAGAGGGTAACAACGTTAAAGTAATAAACCACGTATATTCTTATACGGTTTTTTTAGAAAAAGGTTGTTGGGAAAGTCTTGTATCTATTTTTGACAATGAGATAGAAAAACGTAGAGAAATTTTTGAAAAAGAAATTACGTCAAACATTAAACATTCACTTCAAAACATATTACATAGTATCTAATGAAAAACAATTCTTTTAAATATACGTTTTATTTTGGGTCGTTAATTATTTTAACAATAAGTGCATTGATTACACTAGTTTCAATTAACATTTATAAAACAATTTATAATAATAACCCAATTAAGAAAGAGAAAACTGAAGTTATTGAAACCACAGTAACACTTGAAAAAGAAATTATACACGATACTCTTTTTATTGAACGTCCAAAACCAATTAATGTTTCAATACCAAAAAAAGAAACTAAATTAATTCAACCTAAAAAAATAGATACAACATCATTTAATGATAGTGTTGTCAAATAGATTTTTTATATTCATTAAGAACATTTTTCACTATTTCCCTTAATGATTCGTTTTTAGGTTTATAATGAGTCATTTTGGGTTTGTTGCCAGTACCAGTTTTTGAATGTGTTTTTTCAGCACTTCTTTTTTGTTGACAAGCACTTCTTTTTTCAGAATCTGTCATTTTTGATGCAACCCCTGCTGCTCGACATTTTGGATATCCTTTGTCAGATGCTTCAGGTCTTCCACAGGGAGGATGTCCTCCGCCTTCTTTTTTTCTACAAATATTTACCCAAGGACCTTTTGGTTGTGAGGAACCTTTTGGTTTTTTCTTTGTTCCAAACCAAACTGCCAAATCTTCTTTTAATGGACCTACTGCTTGTTGAATTATTTTTTCAGGACTTTCAACGTCTCCAATAACACTACCATCTTCATCATTTTGTCCTGTATAGAAACTTTTTAGGTATCTATCTACTTGTGATATTTTATCTGTCCTTCTTTCAATTCGAGCTCTTTCTTCAGGAGTTTCTTTAAAATCTCCGTCAGCTTCTTCATAAGCCAACTCTGCATTATTATAACTATAAACAGGTTTGGTAAACGGCGCAACTTGGTCTTCTGTCCACGGTTGTGGAGATAGTACTATCGGTACTTTAAAATTACCAGCGTTTCCTGAACCCGTTGCTTCACTAATTCTATTTCTTTTCATATACTTACTATAAATATATCGTTAATACATTATGGAACAAGAAAAACAACCCATTGCATTTCTTTTTGAGGAGGTCGCAATATACAAACCTGAGGATGTCGATAACCTTATAGACGGATTAACTGAAGAACAAGCAAAGTTCATGTTAACACGAGCGGTTCAAATGGCTTATAAACATGGTTTATATTCTCTTTCGGAATCAGAATTAATATCAAAATCACTTAGAGTTTTAAAATAAAAAAGGGGTCTCACGGAACCCCTTTTTTTATATCTTACAATTTGTTACCACAAGACGGACAAAACTTATATTTTGATTTTGTCTTGATACCACATTCAGTACAATAATGTTTAATATCATCCGTTGTAACATTTTTGTTACCTAATGGTAATATTTTAAACCTAATAAAATTAGATACCAAAAAATTAAAACTTTGATTTGATGAATTAATAAATTGTTGGTTTGATTTTTCACCTTTTTCAACCCTACCTGTCTCAATAAACTTTTTAGATTTAACACTTCTGATGTTTGGAACTTCAAATGTGTTTGTTTCTCCAACAACTGATGATGTATTAGTAAAATATGCGTTTGATGAGTTGTTAGTAAAAGTTATATTACCATAGTACGGTGAACCTGTATTAATAGTTGTCCAACCACTACCCCAATTTCCACCTGAAAGGTGAGGGTAAATCCTAACTTCCTGTTCATCGTAGAACTCAACCTTTACATCCCCGTTTAAGTCAATTGCATCACGATTCTCGGACGTATCTTTAACTTCATAGGTACTGAACTCAAACTTGTTATTTGAGTCAAGGAAACGTTCTAAAAACACCCTTTGACCTGGTCGTAAAATAATACCACTTGTAGAGATATACTGACCATTCAGTTTGATTTTACAAAGAACAGATGTTTGTTTTGGATTATGAATTTCGAATTCGAAATTATCTTTGTCGTTAAGGAATACGACATTACCATTGTAGATTTTTAAACGCGACTTTTTCTTTGTGATGTGAGCAGTCGGTTTGCTCACGATAGTTGTTGTGTAATTCATTTTTTTTTTAATTTTAAAATAGTTAATGACTATGTTACCAATACCTTCGTGTCCGTGAATACTCAACAGCTTTTAGGGCTGGGGACTGATAAACTAAAATCTAAAAATAAATATACGATATCTGTTTTTTGTGTAAATAAAAAAAGGAGACAATTTCTTGTCTCCTTTTTGGTATCTAAATAAGATATTGATTATCTCAATTCTCTTAAATCGAATGTACGTACACCATCAACCGTGATACGTCCGTAGAAACGGTTATTAACCATTTTCTTAGCGTATCTCGTCATTATACCTTTGATAGGTGTAAAGTTGAATGGATTGTACATTGTAGGTGTTAATTGTAGAGGTACATACGGTGCGTAGATGTAACCTGTGTCAAGTAAAGACGTACCTTTGTGACCCAACAACACTTGGTTTGGTGGGAAGTAAGGGTCTCTATACACTTGGTAACGACCAGCTAATGTACCAACTCTTTCAATACCCATGTTGTATTGGTCTTGCTCAGGAGCTGCGTTTGATACGTGGAAGTACTCCAAGTCATCAAAGATAGCACTGATTTCAGAAGAAACAACAATCCAGTTAGCTCCACCTCTTAAGGTAGATTTGTGGATTTGAGCCGAAATTTGGTTGATAGCGGTAATCAACGTTTGATTCCAGTCTTTTTGAGTGTATGGAACTGCACTTGAACCAAGACGCTTCCAACCATTATAATCCCAACGTAAGTTCCAAGCTGCACCTTTACGTAAATCTCTTAAGATTTCACGGTCGATTTCAGCCGCAACTTGCTCAGATAATAAAGCTGTTAATTCAGCTTCAGCATCAATGTTGTGGAACGCTGCAACGTCTTGTGCCATTTCTGGAGACCATTGAGCTCTTAATTTTCTTTCTGTTACAGAAACTGTAACTGACATAAGGTCGAAAGATACTTCACCAATTCTATCTTCAAATTCTAAGTTTTTGTAGATTCTGTAAGTTGCAGTAAATGCATCGTTACTTGTTGTATCTGAAGAGAAAGTTGAACCTGTGTAACCGTCCATAGAACCACCACAAGTAATACATACTGGAACTTGTAAGTCAACTTCTAAGTAGATTTTACCTTGAGCGTCACATAAGTTGTCATATTGACCACCATCAGTTCTATCATTAGGGAAAACTGAAGTTGCGTTGTTATTACCATAGTTTACAATACCTTTACCATATCTTTGAGTTACAACTCTAAATAAGTAAGGGTTAGTTGTGTTTCCTGAAGTGTAGTTGTTACCAGCAACACCATAGATAGTTAAATCAGACAAGAACGCTTCGTTGTCCATTGGTTGACCATCAGGACCGATTAATTTACCAGCACCATCAGAAGCAAAACCTGACATAACTACAAGAACTTTTCTATAGTTGTCAGTAGTGTAAGCTGAAGGAACCAATTGGTCTGCTAACCAAGATACAGTTACAACTGGAGCTGTGATTGCAGAATATTGTCCTTTAGAATAGTCAAATAAACCTGGTGGGTCTAATGCTGGTTCGTTACCTTCGTAGAATCTATCGTAAAGGTCTTTAGTGTTGTTGTAGTCGTAACCACTGTTTGGAGTTTGGTCCGCAGCTGCGTTTGGTGAACCATAAGGAGGGTAGTGAATACCCGTTGTCGCCAAGTTTGCAGGGTCAGTGTACGCCTGAATGTTAGGTACAAAGTAGAACAATTTACCGATAGGTAAGTTCATTGCTTGTACTGATACGATGTCGTTCGCTAATAATTTAGAGAATACACGTCTTACAATTGGGAAAACAACTGTTTCAAATGCACCTGTGTCAGATGTAGATGATGCTTCGTTAATTAAGAACGATGCTTGGTTTTCGTATAATTGTGCTACGTTTTCTCTCATGTGACCTTTAAGACCTTCTAAAAAGCCTAATTTGTCCCATTTGTTGATTGTGTCTTCTTTGATAACTTTAAGGTGTTTTAAACCGATGTTACCTACAAGACCTGATTCTAATAATGCTCCCATTTTAGTATTTGTTTTGTTTTTAAGTTTATTTTATTTTTTAACCTAATTTACCCATTAAGTCCTTCATTCTTAAGAATTGAGGATTTTCATAAGTTTTTGATTCAATTAGAGTTGTTGATGAACCTGTAGAAACTGATTTGTTTAGTTTTGTTGCTACCGATTCGTTAATTGATTTTGTATCCACAGTATTTAATTCGTCTTTGATTGACTTATAAAGATTTTTAGATTCTTTTAAAGTTTCAACATCGTCGAATCTTCTTAGGATGTTTATTTTTTCTTTTTTAGTAGTTGAGTGTTCTGTGAACAATCTTGTTGCGTAAGCTAAGTTTGAATTAAAGATTGCAACTTCGTTAAGTTTTTCTCTAAATACATTCAATGCTTTTCTGTACTCTTCATTCTTTTCTCTCAACATTCTAACTTCTTCTTGAGTAGATTCAACTTTAACACCATTATTACTATAGTTGTAATTTCTATTATTTGTGATGCCTTTTCTTAATCCTCTACCTTCTTTGGAACCCATTCCGTATGTTCTAGCAGCTTCTTTAGTTTCAGATTTTTCAAAACCTGCGTCATCTCTACGAGCTTTAGTTGTCTTAAGGTCTTTTGATGCAATCTTACCATGCTTCATTGCCAACCTTTCGTCTTCTTTGTCTTTGTATCCTTGACCTTCTTTAGTTTCTACTTTAACTACTTTGGATTTACCTCCCATATTTTCACCTTTCTTGTATTCGAATTTCGCTTTACCAGTACCAACTGATTTAGGACCTACTTTTTTCTTTTCATCAAATCCGCCTTTAGCTTTATCTTTGTAAGAAAATTTAGGACCTGAACCCATTCCAACACCTTTAGGTTTGTAAGTTTCATTTGTTAAGTCGTCCATACCATGTTCTTCTTCCATTTCAGGATTGTAGTACTCTTCTTCCATTTCAGGATTGTAGTACTCTTCTTCCATTTCAGGATTGACATCGTCTTCATCTAATGTGATTTCATAAACAATTTCGTCATTGTCAAAATCTTCATTATCAACATCCGATACATCACCATTGTCTGAAAAAATAGCATTAATAACGTCATCTACTGATTCGTCATATTCTCCGTAATTCATACCATCTTGCATTTCGTCTAATTGAGACTCACCAAGCTTAACAAGATATTCTACGTCAGCATCATCATCGGTTAAATGAACGTTATTACCATCTTTTTTTACAATGATACCGTCATCTTCACCCATAGCTTTGAATACTTTCAAAATTTCCTCGTCAGAAGCGTCAGTTAAATCTATTGGACTTTCATCTGAATCCACGTCCATATCCATGTCAACGTCTGTATCTAAATCAATCTCATCTTCATCAGAGTCATCTACATCCGTATCAATATTTATTTTCATTTCATCATCGTTATCAACATCCGTATCAACGTCTGTATCTAAATCAATCTCATCTTCATCCTGTTCGGAAAGAGATTCTTTTACTAATTGGTTGATTTCTTTCTTCATAGTAGAAGCAAGTATTCCTTTTGCATTTTCGGCTATAGCTTCTTCAACTTGTTTCATTTGAATAAGAGCCTCTTGAACTAATTTGTTTTCTTTCATGAAAATCTATTATTTTTACAATATAAATAGTGTCAAATAATAAAAAATTCACTTTTAAGGTAATGTAATCTTAATTATATTTTATAAAAAAGTTTGGAGCATAAAAAAAGTGGTCGTTAAACCACTTTAATTTTTATTCAATTACTTCGTCAATTTTACTTTCCGATACTGAGGTTATCCTCCAATCGTTTGTAAATCCTTGATACTTTTCGGTAACCTTAGCCTCGACATCGGTTACTGAGAATCCTTTAACAAGTTTCTCTTCTCTGATTTTTTTGATTTTACCAGTATTTTCATCAGGTAAATCATACTGAATTTTTGCTACAAAATATTTTTCTTCCATAATTTATTATTTTCCCAAATAATCGGTTAATTTTCTCATTAAGTCAACTCCTTTAGTTTGAAATTCCGAATTTTCAGGTGATTTGTATTTTTTTTCTTCTTCCAAGTTTTCTTCATACTTGTCTCTATCATTAGGATTAGTAAACAAATAAGCCCCTGGTGTTGATGGAGATGATACCAAATCAAAACAGATTAATTCAAAATCGTCTTGTACTTCATTTCTTTCACCAACCTTTTTCAAAGAACCCACACCTCTTGAGGAAACACCCATTGTAACACCTTGTCTCATTAAGTTAGCTGCTTGGTCTCCTTTAGTGGAAACAATACCTCTTTCGTGAAATCCTGGTGATGTTAATAATTTAAGTTTACCCATTAGGATATTTCTATCCCACCATATATCTGTAATGATATGAGATACTCTATCTAAGTCAATTAAAGACGATTCAGGGTGATTAAGTTCTGAAGTGGATAAACCTTTTTCAATTGCTTTTTTATAGTTCTCAGCCTCTCTCTTTAATATTCTTTCAGGATAAAATCTTCCGTTTCTATTTGGAGTGTCATATTTTTGTAATACCGCATAAAATTCAAAAGGATTTCTATAATCTAACTCTTTTGCTTCTCTTAACATCTCGGCGTTACGAACATCTTTTGGTGATATCCAACCTGCGTCGGTTTCAACCAATATTCCATGACCTACTTCACTTGCTTCTAAAATTCTTAATTGTTTCATGAATTCTTTTTAAGATAAATATACGATATTACTATCTTTTTAATCTTAATCGTTTTTAGAAGGTGAAAATTCAAAGTATTTGTTTTGGATTACATTCTCTTTAACAATGTTTTTAATGATTGCTTTGACTGAATCTTTTATTTCAGGACATTTAAAATCTATTTCATTATTGGTGTATAAATTAACCTCTAAGTTTAAAAAAGATTTTTTACCGTGTGAAATACCACTTGTCCTCAGGTCTAAATCAACAATACTTTGTTCTTTGAAGAGTTGGTGGTTTATGGAGTTAAATACCGAATGTTTAATATCTCGGCTAAGATTACACACTACTCTATTCCAATTGTTGTGTTCAAATTTAGGGGTTACCCATGATTGTATGTTTATGTATAATGATTTTAAATTTTTTGAATCTACTGTTCCATATACGGATTTAATTGGATTATACAGATTTAACTTTACACTTTTTCCCTTTTTCATTAAGTTTCATATTGTCTATTTTTATTTATTTGTTAAAATAATAACAAAAATTAGTTCAATAGTCAAAAACTTTCAGAAAAATTAAGATATTTGTATTATATGTTAAAAGTAGATGTAAAAAAAGATGGGATAGAAAAAGCCCTAAAGACATTAAAGTCAAAAGTAATTAAAACTAAACAAAATCAGATGTTGTTTGGTAAAAAAGAATTTGTTAAAAAGTCGGTGGAAAAAAGGCAAAAAAAGTTAAAAGCCTCCTATATTCAAAAAATGAAATCTAAATTAGATTGATTTTTCTAAAGTTTTTAACTTAAGAAAATTCAGTTGGTCAAATTTTTCAACTTTTAATCTATTAATAGTTTCAAACAATTTAGTTTTTACCTCAAATTGTTCTTCATTATCTAATAGTTCATTCAATTTAGAGATTGTACTTTCTTTTAAGGTTTCAAATTTTTCTTTAAGTAATGAAGTATCTTCAGACATTAATTGAATAAATTCTTTTTTGGTTGATTCGTCAAGATTATCAATATAACCTTTCATTGTTTGGTTAGCAATACTAACCATAGATTTTAAAGGAATATTAATCGATTCCTTAATAGTTTCAGGTTTTTGTGAAACCAATGTCTTAATCAAAGTTTTCTTTGATTGAACTCTTTCCATTAAATCCAATTTGTTAGTGTAAACTAACGAATCAATATCAGAATATTTGTTTGAAACATTCTCATGTAATGTCTTTGGTGTTTTAATTGTTGGTACCAATTTTTGAATTAAAGTAATCCCTTCTTCCAAGAAATCTTTTGCATCGGCTTCGGTTAATCCTTGAGGTGTAGTTAATTGGTCGTATAAAGAATATAGTTTTGACATATTCTTATTGTTCAAAACATTATGTTTGAACTCTTTTAACGATTTTTTAAATTCCTGTTCATTTTTGTAGGATTCTAATAAATTGTTTTCAATTATGGATTTAATTTGTCCGAAAGTCATTTTGTCTATTTTCAATATAAATATTACGAATTTAGTAACTTATCCAATTCTTTTGAAATTTCTCCTAAAGAATCTTGACCTTGATTCAAATCTAAAAATCTTGATTTTTGTGCAAAACTCTTTTCTAATAGAATATTCATGTTAGCCCTTTTAGATTCAGGTGTAACTTCACCGCCTGCTGGTGGTACTTCACCTCCTGCTGGTGGAGCTTCCTCACCTCCTGCTGGTGGTGGAGCAGTTTCAAAACTTCCTCCGCCAAATGATGGAGGAGCTCCCGCATCTTCACCTCCTGTAGTCGCGGCAGCATTTGCAGTGGTTCCTGATGAATTACCATAAAGTTTGTCAATATTATCAAATAGACCTGTTTTAGTAATAACAGTAGGAGTTGCTTTAAGTTCTTCACCAACGGCTCTTTCAATTCTTTGTTGTTGTAAATCCAATCTAATTTCTTCATCAGACCAGTTAAAGATATGTTTCTTAGCCCAAGTCGATGATGTAGGTTGAATACCATTTCCTGGGTCGGCAACTAAATCTTTATACAATAAAACTTTTTCTTTCCAAACGTCAATTTTTAATAAATCTGCTTGTGTAGATGGGTTAGATAAACCTAATGTAAAGTTTTGTAATTCGTCTTCAAATCCTAATAGGAATAAGTGAACTATTGCAATTTTGTTTAACTCGGCAATCATACTTTTTTGAATTCTGTTGATTGTACGAGCAAAACGGATATCTTGTAATGATAAGTTTTTACCATCACCAACAACTTCTTCAAACCCTAAGAATGCTTTTGGAACACGAAGTGCTGTTAATAATTTCTTTTGGATATATTCAATATCGGCAATTTCTGATAAGTTTGTTGCTCCGGGTAATGTTGTAATCGGGTCTGGTGCTGCAGGGTCACGAACAGGGATAAAGTAATCTTGGTCAACCGCCATTTGGTTGAATCTCATATCTACGTTTCCTGTTTTAGAATCTACAATTTGTTCTCTTTTAAATTTATTTGCTACACGGTTTACGTATGCTTCAACGTCATCATCATTCATGTTACCCACAAATACTTTAAACATTCTTCTTTCGGGTGCTCTTGATGTACGATAAATTAACATCGCATCTTCAGATAACAATAACTGTTTCCAAATACGTCTTGCTTTTTCCAACATAGATGTACCATAAGGAAGTTTTCTGTCATCACCCAATAATCTAAAGTGAGCAATCTCCCACGATTGGAATTCCATATTTCTATTCTTCCAAGTAAAGTGAAGAGCTTTTTTGTTCTCATCTTTTTCTTGTGTAATATCAACAGTAATTTTAGCAGTTACACCAACTTCATGACGTTCAATTTCAATTGTTGGTAATTGTTGACAACCAACAATCCCTTTTTCAGGGTCTAACTTCATATAGACAAAATTATCACCATATTTACAAGTGTTTCTTGTCCACATTGGTAAATTGGTATTAATGTCAAGGGCATTGTTAAATAAATCGGCCAATACAGATTTAATTCTTTTTGATTCGGAATAAATTTGTAAGATAAAACCATCTTCATTTGTTGTTGTAGATTCTTCAGAATAGATGTCCAAAGCTGCAGAAATTTCAGGAGTATATTCCATCGATTCATAATCATACTGAGCAGATAATCTTGATGGTTCATAATAAATTGCTTGTGAATATAAGTTGTTTTCAACTTTAGCCCATTGATTTGTTAAATAAAACGTTTGTTGGGCTTGGAGTTTTTCTCTCTCATAATCATCACGATTTGGCGTACGCAGAAGTTCTTTCTTATCAAACTTAAAAGTTGGATAATCCTGTTTCAACAGTGAATTTGGGCCGAATGTTTGCGATAGCCTCTGCCAGACCGTTAGATTTTGTTCACTCATATTACAATTTTACTAATTACTTTGATAATATAAATACTTATCAGGCACCAAATAGCCATCCGTATTTTTGGTAATCGGCTTTACTTGCTTCACCATTATTACCCATACCATTACCCCTACCCATTTGAGGGACCATTGGATTAAAGAATTGTGAAGAGTTTTTGTTCTCATTAACCGTAGTTGCCCATGAGTTAATCATGGCCTTTGTATGATTGGTAACTTTCTCTAATGATTGAAATGATTTTTCTGCAACATATAATGCCATAGAAACCCCCATAATACAGTCATCATGATGACCTTTTTGGTGGTCAGGTCTTCCGTTAATATAAATGAATGTATTCATTTCATTGTATAGTCTATTTGAATATACTTTAAATCCATGTCTAACATTTTCCTCAAACGCTGCAATAATTTGAACTCTTTTTGAGTTAAAGTTAATACCAGGTATTTTTTCGTTAATTTTTGGGTCGTATTTCCATTTGTTTGTTGTATCAACATTATCAATGTATAAACCTCCTTGATAACTTAACTCTTGCATTTTTCTTGCGGTAGAAATCCCCATACCTCCTGTAATATCAATTACACAATAAGCACTGTACATTGTACCCCACTTATACGCAATCTCCGCCACAACATCTGGTGGAACTTTGGCAACATATTCTAACACCTGTTCCCTTTCATCAAAATCAATGATTTGGATACACGAGAAGTCTTCAGAGTCACCTCTTGATACATCGACACCCATTACGTACTTATGTCCGTTTACAGGTTCTTTAAATATCCATAGTGAACCTCCCATCAGTTTGGCTTGTGGCTCACGTAAAGTGTTTTTGGATATTTCTTGCATCAATTCAGATTCGAATACATTATCACCCGAACCTAAAAAGTCACATTCTAATTCCTGAGCAACTTTTCTTCTATCAAACTTCAACTTCTTAACCATACCCTCAAACCAAGAAGAACATGGTTTGTATCCTTGTTTAATATAATCGGTTACAACAGAGTGGTCTCTCTCATATGGATTTTCCATTGATAATGTAACAATATCTTTTTCAGAATATTCTTCTCTATTTAATAGAAAATGTACCAAGTCAGGAGTTTTAACCATATACAAATCTTTTGTATATCTTGGGTCACGATACCAAAACATCTCAGATATTTTGAAATCATTCATATTCCTTAATGACTGGTCATAGATTTCATAGTAAATTTGGTCATATCCATTTGGTGTAGATACAACAATAACTTTACCCCCTGTAGATAGGGACGCCATACAAGCTGACCAGAAATCTGAGTCTGCCTCGATAAACGCCGCCTCATCAAATACAAGAATGGTAGGAGTATAACCCCTCAAGGCATCCTTTGATGTTGCAACGGCTTTAACTTCACAATTATTATTAAGTTTAAAATGTCTTTGCGAGTTTTTTTCTTTTGAGAATGAAATACCAACCCACGGTGGCCATTGTTCGGTAAATCCTCTAACTTTGTTAGCCATCTCCATTGATGTGTCTAACTTGTTGGCAATAATAAGAATTTTTTCAGGTTTGTTCTTTTGGGCGAATGCCAATTTTTTTGATATCCAAGCAGCTGTTACGGTTGTTACACCCGCCTGACGATACTTTAATGCAATGTTTTCATTGTATTTATCGTAATCTTCAATTAAACTAACTTGGTCGGGGAATAAATCTAATGGGACGTATTTTGATACGGTATTATCGTATGTCTGTAAATAAGTTCGAAGTGCATAAGGAGTATTCCTCATACACTTCGTTAACTCTATAATTAGTTGTTCTTTATTCACACATTTTATTTAGGTCTTGTTATGCCTAAACCACTTAAGAAATCGTCTAAACCTTCATCGTCATCAGAGTCAATATCTTCTTCTTCCTTATAATTTTCAAATTCCTCTTGCATTTCTTTAGCTTCCCTAACAATTTCTTCAAATCGTTTTTTAGCTTTACCAATTTTAGAAGAATCTTCAGAGATGGCATTTCCAATAATTTCTAAGAATTCTTGAGCTTCTATTTGATATAGTAATACATGGAAAAAATTTATCAATCCTTTATATTGGGGGTCAAAAACATCATCAGGTAATGCGAAACGTATTTTTTCAACAATTTCAGGTCCGATACGTAATTGCATTGGTTCGTTTGATAATACATCAGTTTGACCTAATACTTTTTCTCTCATACCAGGGTCTGATGGTAAACCAGCTCTACCTTTGGCTTCTTCTAAACCTTTAATAATTTCATGACAAAGAATTGGGAAAATTAATCCTGTTGCAATAATTTTAGTATCAGGTTGTTCTTCACCTTCTTCTTCTCCTTCTTCATCGTCAGCATCACCTAATTCAACTTTACCAGCAACACCTTGACCAGTTTGACTCATCTGTTCAATCATCTGTTCCATACTAAAGTACATGAAATCATTGATTGCCATAATACCCAAATAATCCCCATATAATGAAGGGTCAATCGCGTCTAATCTTGACTTAACCTCAGGTTTTTGAAAAAGGTAATGTCCTTTTTTTGCCGCTCCTTGAATAAGAGCGTTAATAATATTTCTTTTGTGTTTTTCTAATTCTAAAATTTCTTCGTCAGTTAACTCATCAAGGTCGAAAGATGGAAATTGTAATTTTTCCTCATCTTCTTCTTCCTCGTCTTCATCATCTTCAGGTTCCATTCTAAAATTACCTGTATCTGGCATACCCAAACTAGCTTCAATTTGATATCTTCCTTCAGGAACTTCAGCATCATCTAAAGACGCTTCTTTTGCTAACTCAATTAACTCATCTCTGTGAGCGGCCTCAATTCTCATGATGTTAGGAAGTTTTCTCATCATTTCTTGGTAAACCATACCTTGAACTTGTTTAGAACTTAAATCTTGAATACCAGTAACCTGTCTTAACTTATCGGCAACTTTTTGGAATCTTTTGCTAACCAATCTTTGAACATCCTCAACACCTTTTTTCATTGCTGGATTTGTTGCATACATCCCTTCAGGACTAGCCAATTTTCTTTCTAAATTTGGGTCCATTCTTTCAGGTGTGTTCCCGTAATCAATCTGTTCTTTTAATTTCTTTGCCATAAATTATTTTTCTAATAGTTGCATTATTACATCAATCACTTTTTCTTTTGCGTCTTCAGGTGAAACCTTTTTTGCTTTTGGTGCGGGATTTTCACCGGGATTTGGATTTTTGAAAGGGTTTGGTCTTTTACCTGGTTTTGTACCAGGTTTTGTTGGTGCTGGTTTTGTTGTTGGTGCAGGTGCAGGACTTGCTTCAACAATGTACTTGATTAAATCACCTTTAGTGATTTTTGGAGGCATGTTTCTTTCCACTATTTTTTCTATTTGAGATTCTAAAAACAAAGATACGGGATTTTTTCCTTCCTTCAACTGTTTTTTTACAGACATTACACATCTTTCAAATTTTCGACTTTTTTTCGGTCCAACTTGTGCATGACAAATATAGTATGGATTTGGTTCTCCATCTTTTTCTTCAAACATTCCCATACCATCAGCGTCACTATTATCCATTTTTTTATCTTTATCAGGATTGTTTCCATATTCACCAGGACCGTCGTCATTTCCATCACTATTACCAGCGTAAGGGTTATAACCACTTTCTTTTTCTGCAGAATCATCTAAATCGGCATCTTCATCAATTTCTTTTTCAGCTAAACCCAACTTTGTCATTTTAGCTTCAAGACCTGTTAATTTTTGGTCTAACGCCTCAATATTTTTAATTTGTACAGCAACATTAGGATTAGTGACTTGTTCACCCAATAATTTTGAATATAATACATTAATTTGTGATTCAGTTAATTTACTAACTGTATTGGATGATAATCCTTTTTCAACCAACTTGAGTGCTTTTATATTAGTTTTCATATACTACTTTTTTTTCAAATTCTAAAATTAAATCTCTTTCGTAGAGTTTGTCTTTTATTTCTTGTTCGGTACTTCCAAATCTAAAAACCAATCTTTTTTGTCCTTCGGTTTCTTCGGTTTCCCAGGCTAATGCAACAATATCGTCAATTGCATCTATCATACAAAAAAAATCGGAGTTCTGAATTAATTCCAATTTTAAATCGGTATCTTTCAGAACTCCTACTTTTTTAATATATTTTATCTCAGGTGGTGTTGGATATCCATTTGAAGGTTTACTTTCCCATGAATCTCCCCAAATATCCAAACTATCTGAAAAAATAAACTCATATAAATTATCTCCCTTATAGTTAGGACCAAGTCCATTAATATAAGTTAAATAACTCATAGTATTTCTCCGTTTGGTGTAATTTTAACTTGACCTGATTTAGTTTCAAACACTAAATTCTTTTTATTGGTAATTCCAATAAATTTAGAATTTACGTTTTCTTTTACAAATTTTTCAGCCGCCAATTCTTGTTCGATAGTTTCAGTCATTTTTGTAACTGATTCCATGATAGTTTTAACGATTGTTCTTTTTTGTACTTGTTTTTGTACTTGTTTTTCTTTTTGTTCTCTAATTTCTGATTTAGAAACTTCAAAATATTTTGAAATAACTTTATCTACTTGAGATTCTCCAAAGATACTATCAAACATTGCTCCATTACCATGAGATTTATCTTTATAACCGCCTTTATAATTTGGGTCATAATTTTCATCATAATCTTCAGAATAACGACTATCTTCATAATCTTCACCCATTTCACCATTCATCTTTCTTGTTTTAACTTTGAATGGTCTACCTGTCTTTTCTCTATATATGTTAAACATTCTTTCACCATCGGTTTTATTAAACCAAGATTGTTTATTACCATATTTGTCATATAACTTTTGGAAAGTATCAAATTCTTCAATATCAAAATCATCATCACTTCCTATATTTGATAATCTATCATGTTCATCATAATCTCCATCACCAAATGAACCATACATACCTTCACCCATTTCACCTTCAATAGGAAGGTCCATATCAGCTTGAATATCTTCAACTTCACTATCGTCAGTCATATCTTCGCCATCCATGTCATCTTCTTGACCATAATCTTCAGTTTCGTCTTCTTCAAATTTACTCATGATATCTTCCATATCTTCTTCAGATAATGAAGTTAAATCAAGTGAAGATAATACCATGTTGATAACATATTTAATATCTTCAGATGTCATACCTTGTTCAGTATCAAGAGTTCTGATTTTTTGAGTTAATTTTCCTGTTAATTTTTGAATTGTTTTAAATGTGACTTGGTCTTCATTTCCACCTTCTTCTGCATCAACATCTACGTCAACATCAATATCTTCAACACCCATATCTTCACCACCCATGTCGTCCATAGGCATGTCATCCATACCCATATCTTCACCACCCATGTCATCCATTGGTGATGGTGGTAATTCAGGACTTGGAACTGCTGGAGGAGCCGCGGGTAATTCTGCTGGCGGTCCTGCTGGCATTTCAGGTGCTGCTGGTTTTGGAGTTTTTAATGTGAATCTTTTTTGTTCACCATATAATGAAACACCTTCTTCGTTTTCATTAAGTCTATTTAATTCACCTGCAACAAGATTTAATCTTTTGAACGCTTGAGAATACGAAGAATAGTATTTTCTATTTTTCATAGGTTCAATATAATCCGTATCAGATTCTGAGATGGTTTTTTTGATAATATATCCTTGTCTTTCTCTAACAATTTGATAATTATTTCCGTCAGCAAGAGAAATTGAATACTCTGAAGTCGCATTTTCATTTATAGACTTAGGAGCCACCTCGTTAAAACGAGCAATTTCCATAATTCTATTTATCTTGTCTTGGCCTGTAAGTTTTTCACTTCCAATTGGTTTTAAGTTTGACATATTTGTTTTTATTTATTTTTTAGTTATTTAATCCATTAAAACCACCTAATGTGATTCCGTTTAATTGTGCGTATGGTACACCATTTGAGTCTGTAAATATTGGGTGAGGTGCTATAGCTCCTTCAGGTGCCGTTCCCCCACTAAATGAACCTAACATTTCAATAGTATATTCGTATTGAACATCAACTCCAATACCTGAAAAAGGATATTGTGATGGGGTTGGTGTAGGTGTTACTGCTGGTGTTGCAGTATTTGTAGGTGTTTGTGTTTGCGTTGCAGTATTTGTAGGTGTTTGTGTTTGCGTTGTAGTATTTGTAGGTGTTTGTGTTTGCGTTGTAGTATTTGTTGGAGTTACAGTTGGAGTACCCGTATTAGTTACTGTCGGTGTTGGGGTTTTGGTTGACGTTGGTGTTGTAGTCACCGCAGGTGTCCCTGTTTGAGTTTGAGTAGGTGTTTGAGTTTGAGTAGGTGTATTGGTAGGCGTTTGAGTAGGTGTTGTTGTATTGGTTGGAGTAACACTTGACGTAATGGACGGTGTTGGTGTATTACTTGATGTGTTAGTTGGAGTGACTGTTGGAGTTGGTGTTGGTAATGGACAAGAACCTATTGAAATATAAGTACCATCACCTTGAACTATAATTACTTCTGTTGCACATTTGGTAAGTGTTTGATATGCTTGAACTTGAACTGTAAATGCAAATCCATTACAATCTTTACCCACAAATGTTGTATCAGTAGAACCACCATATAATTGATATGTTTTACATACACCAGGTGTATTACTTGGTGTTGGTGTATTACTTGGTGTTTGAGTTTGAGTACTAGTATTTGTTGGGGTGTTTGTTTGAGTTGGGGTATTTGTAGATGTTGTTGTTGGAGTTGGTGTTACTCCTGCTCGAGTTGGTGTATTTGTTACCGTTGGCGTATTAGTTGGTGTTTGTGTTGTGGTGTTAGTTGGGGTAGTAGTGTTAGTAGGAGTCGCAGTATTAGTTGGAGTTTGAGTAGGTGTTTCTGTATTTGTAGGTGTCTGAGTTTGGGTTGGTGTTTCAGTGTTGGTTGGCGTTTGAGTCTGTGTCGGTGTTTCAGTGTTAGTCGGTGTATTTGTTGGAGTCTCAGTATTTGTAGGTGTCTGAGTTTGGGTTGGTGTTTCAGTGTTGGTTGGCGTTTGAGTCTGAGTTGGAGTCTCAGTATTAGTTGGAGTGTTTGTTGGAGTTTCTGTATTTGTCGGTGTTTGAGTTGGTGTAGGTGTTTCAGTGTTGGTTGGCGTTTGAGTCTGAGTTGGAGTCTCAGTATTAGTTGGAGTGTTTGTTGGAGTTTCTGTATTAGTTGGAGTTGATGTAGTGGTAGGTGTAGGTGTTGGCGTTGGACCAATTTGTAGTGTTATGATATCATTTGGTAATGTGAAAACATATGTACCAACAGTAACACCTAAACTTAAATAAGTTCCTGAGTTATATTGTGTTGAACCACTTATTCCACTATTAGACACATAACCCGATGGTACATATAAAATCCCATTTGTACCATCAAAACCAAAAGTATTTGAACCAGCACCCGCTGAGTCACCTTGAGTAATAGTACCGCTACCAAATGAAGTAACACCAGACAATCCAGTATATACATCAACAGGATATGAGCCATTACCGTCAGCGATAATTAATTTGGCAGTTAATGGGGTAATTGAATCGGGAAATGCATCAGAAGTTGGACCCGATAATCCTGTCAGATTTACGGTACCGCTACCCGATACCACAACGTTACCGCCAACTTCAAGTATAGTGATTAATATTGACATTTAATTTTTCTTAATAAATATACGATTAATGTGAATTATTTGAATATTCTTGAATTGTTCTTTCAACCGACAATTCTTTATCAGTTTCCTTGTTTGCAGTATCGAACAATTTTTCAATGTGTCCCGACCTTCTTAAGAATTTAAAGACAAGATTTTCGTAAGATAATTCACCATCCGATTCTAATCCTGACTGTCTATATTCTTTTAATTTTTCTTTGATTTTTTCCAAATCTTTACCTTCATCAATTGCGGTATCAATCTTTTCCGTCCAACATTCAATCTTTTTTGTTAAAACTTCTTTGTCAACATTATTTTTGAATTTTTTTGGTTCAGAAATCCATTCATTATTCATAACGGAATACACTCCTGAACTATAATGAGATTCTTCAACATCTTGGGCATATAGTTCAACATCATATCCAAAGATTCGAATATCATGTTTATCATTAAACACTTGTTTTTTTAGATTGAACAATTCCTTGTATATTTCCGATTGATTTTCGTATTGTTGTAAATCAACAATTACGTGTAAATCAAAATCTGAAAATTCCGACCAATTATAATTTGATAATGAACCTGTAAGATGAATATCCTCAACAAAAACTTCATCACCCAAATAATCAATAAACTTTTCTGCGATGAGCATAAGAGCCTTTCTGACCTTTGGTATCATAACCGCTTTGTCAGGATTTTTTGGATTTTCCCAAATTTTCGGATTTAAAGATTCTTTAACCGAAAAACTATTAAGGATTTTTTGAAAATTGCTCATCCTTAATAAATAGTCAGTTAATTAAACTTTTTTATATGAATATTGTTTTGCGATGTCGGTAGTGAAAAATTTACCTTGCGATTCTGCCAATCTGAACTTTGTATATACTTGGTGAGGTACGTTGTCGTACTTGTATTTGGCTCCGTTATTAAACTCAACAACTAAATCTTTTGATTCTGTATCGTATTCTGTTGATTTAATATTTGAAGATTTAATTTCGTTTTTAATCTTAGTCCCATCGATTACTTCTTTGATTATTCCCATTTTCTTTAAGTGGTGTTAATTTGTTTATTTTTTTTAATAATGGTTTTAGATAATCAGTTAACTCATCAAAACTCATATCAAAACCATAAGATTTAGTATCATTAAGTAAAGTGTCCCTTTCATCACCAAATTTGTGAAATAATCTCATCATATTTGGAGTATGTATTGGTGGCTTTTCTAACTGGTCTTCACTAAATTCCAACTCTTGAAAATGTTGTCGTAACTCAAGATACGTCTCAAGTAGTTTTTTCAACGTAAACGACTCATTCAAATATATCTCGTATGGTTTCATGCTTATAAATATAAAACCCCCACTGTTTGGTGAGGGCTATTATGTTATGACTTTAATTTCTTTAATTCGTCTCTAATTTCGATTGACCTTTCAAAGTTTTGTTCTTTGATTGATTCTTTCAATTCCAATTCAAGATTTTCAATCATCTCTTTATTGGTACCCAAGTTTTTGATTTGGTCTCTTAACTTAACGGCTTGTTCAAAATCTTCCATCTCAATTGCTCTGTTAAGTTTAATCTTAAGGTATTCTTCTTTATCCATCTCTTTTGAGTTGTCATCATCTAAGTTAGATAAATCAAACACCTTTACATAACTGGTGTATTTGTAATTTCCATCTGCAGATTCAAAAGTTTTGGTTTCCCAATCTTGTTTATTGAAATCTTCCATCATTTTGTCGTAACGAGCCATTAGGTCGTCAATGTTAAAGTTAAATCTTCTTCTGTTAAACATATTTTTTTGTTTTATTTAAATTTATTTATTATCTTTGTTATTGTCAAGTATCATACCGATGATAAATATAAGACATAATTTCATTTAATCTATGACATTATGTCAGGTTAAAAAAATTATTACGACAATTTGTCAAAATATTTGGATGTGTATGAAATTTGACGTTAATTTGTAAAACAATTAAAAACATATGAACGACTTAATGGACGACGACGACAAAATGATGAACAAAAAAACTAAATCATCCGCAGAATCTAACACACCTGTGTTGGATAATTTCAGTAGAGATTTAATGAAACTAGCTGAAGCTGGCAAACTTGACCCCGTTATTGGTCGTGACCGAGAAATCTTAAGGATTGCTCAAATCCTTTCTCGTAGAAAGAAAAATAACCCGATTATCCTCGGAGAACCTGGTTGTGGTAAAACCGCACTTGTTGAAGGATTGGCAATCAAAATTGTAAACGGTGATTGTCCTCGTAACTTGGTAGATAAACGTATTGTTAATCTTGACCTTACATCAGTTGTTGCCGGTACAAAGTATCGTGGACAATTTGAAGAACGTATGAAGGTGATTATCGAAGAACTTCAAGCAAACCCGAACATCATCGTATTCATCGATGAGATTCACACTTTGGTTGGTTCGGGTAACTCTTCAGGTTCAATGGACGGTTCAAACATCTTTAAACCCGCATTGGCACGTGGGGAAGTTCAATGTATCGGAGCAACCACATTAGATGAGTTCCGTAAGAACATTGAAAAAGATGGAGCGTTGGAACGTAGATTCCAAAAGGTAATCGTTGAACCATCTTCAGTTGAAGAAACAATTCAAATCCTTAAGAATGTTCGTGACAAATACGAAGATTTCCATAAGGTGAATTACAGCGATGAGGTAATTGAAACTTGTGTTAAGTTGGCAGACCGTTATATCACGGACCGTGAGTTCCCTGATAAAGCGTTTGACATCTTGGATGAGGTTGGAGCAAGAATGCAAACTGACCTAAAAGTTCCTGAATCAATTGAAGAATTGAAAAAGAAAGCTGCGGACATCAAAGTTCAAAAATTGGAAGTAGTTAAAAAACAAAACTACGAACAGGCAGCAGAACTTAGAGACAAAGAGAAAAAGTTGTTGGTTAAGTTGGACCAAGAAAAGTTAAAGTTTGAGGAAAAGTTGTCCAAAGAAAAACAACTCATCTTATTGGAACATGTTTATGATGTAGTATCGAACATGACTAAAATCCCTGTAAGTAAAATGAGTGTGGATGACACCAAAGCTTTGTTGGATTTGGACAAAACTTTGATTGACAAAGTAATCGGTCAAAACAATGCGGTGGTTAAGATTGCAAAGGCAATCAAGAGAAACCGTTTGGGTATCAAAGACCCTAATCGTCCAATAGGTTCGTTTGTGTTCTTGGGTTCAACTGGTGTTGGTAAGACCTATTTGGCAAAACAATTGGCAAAAGAAATGTTCGGTTCCGAAGATGCTCTCATTCGTGTCGACATGTCTGAATACCAAGAGAAACACACAGTATCTAAATTGATTGGAGCACCTCCAGGATACGTAGGTTATGAAGAAGGTGGATTGTTGACTGAGAAAGTTAAAAACAAACCTTATTCTGTAATCTTATTTGATGAGATTGAAAAAGCTCACAAAGATGTATTCACCATCCTACTTCAAGTTTTGGATGATGGTCACGTAACCGACAGTTTGGGTCGTAAGATTAACTTCAAGAATACCTTGATTATCTTGACATCAAACTTGGGAGTTAAAAAACTACAAGACTTTGGAACAGGTATTGGTTTCTCAAGTAATTCATATAGTAATGAAGAAGCTAAGAAACAAATGTTGATGAAGGAAATGAAAAACTTCTTCTCACCTGAGTTCATTAATCGTATTGATGACACGGTTGTATTCAACTCGTTGAGCCAAGAAGACATCAAGAAGATTACAGACATCGAATTGAACAAGTTGATGACTCGTCTTGTAGACATGAAGTACAAAATCACCTACGACGAATCTTTGGTTGAATACTTGGCAAAGATTGGGTACGATGAATTGTACGGAGCTCGTCCATTGAAAAGAGCTATTCAAGATAAGGTTGAAGACCTATTGTCTGAAGAAGTTCTAACAGGTAAGATGATTGAGGGTAAGACCTATCTCATCAAAGTGGTGGATGAAAACGTGGTGG